GGCACCGGGCGCAGGCCCAAGAATCCCTTCTTCGTTTCCTTCGACGTCACCTCCATGATCCGTGGCGACGCGGTCAGCCGGGAACGCTTCAACGCCAGCGGGCGGCAGTGGGGGTACCTGAACACCAACGACATCCTGACGATGGAAGGGTTGAACCCGATCGACGAAGACTGGGCGGAGCAGTACTGGATGCCTGTCAACATGACCCTTTCCACCACTCCGGTCAATCCGGGCTTCCAGGACGGAGCAGGGAAGGGGACCAAACCCGGCGAACCGACGCCCGGCAACGCAGCCAAGACGCCCAACGCATCGGCGGGCACCGTCTCGGATGATTCCACTGGCGAAGACCAATCTTGAAGGAGTACCGATCCATGAGCCAACGTTCCTCATCTCCGAAACCCGCCGCAGGCGTCGTCCGCGAGCGCCGGATGCTGCTGGCAACCGAACTGCGATCCGAGACCAAAGACGACGGCAAGCAGTACCTCACCGGCTACGCGGCCACATACAACACCGTGTCCGAAGACCTTGGGTGGGGCATGCGCGAACGCATCATGCCCGGCGCGTTCAACCGCGCGCTGGCGGAGAAGCAGGACGTCTGCCACCTGATCAACCACGACCCGAACCTTGTGCTGGGGAGAACCGAGTCTGGCACCACGACGCTTTCCACGGATGCGAAAGGCCTGATGTTCCGGACGCTGCTGCCGGGAACCAGCTATTCGGATGACCTAGCGAAGTCGGTTGAACGCGGCGACGTGAATCAATGCAGCTTCGGCTTCTCGATCCACGACGGCGGGCAGCGCTGGATTGAAGAGAAGGATCCGAACGACCCCAGCTTCACCCGCACCATGCGCGAGGTGCTGGACGTCGATCTCTTCGACGTTTCGACGGTGACCTATCCGGCCTATTCGAACACCATCACGGAGCTGAGTTCCCTGCGATCGCTGCCGGACGGAATGCCGGTCGAAATTCGCGAGCGCGTGATCGCGCAGGCCAGGGAGTTCCTGAAACGCTTCGATGAAGGCGAAACCGAAGCGGCCACCGGCGGCGTCGACTGCGGTTGTGAATGCACGGCCTGCCAGGACGGCGACTGCGAAGAGTGCTCCGACGAGTCCTGCGCGGATGTGAATTGCCGGTGCGGACGCTGCAACGCGGGCGCGCCGGGCGGCGACCGGAGTCGGATCCGGACCAAGCGCGTCGACGGCGAGGATCTGGCTGCGCCTGCCTTCCTGATCGTGGGCAACGCCGAAGACACCAAGACCTGGAAGCTGCCGGTACTTTTCTCCACCGACGAAAAGCATAAGCGGCACGTCCACAACGCGATCGCCCGGTTCAATCAACTCAAGGGTGCGGGCGAGGAGAGCAAGGCGACGGCGTGGACGAAGCTGGTGGCGCTGTGCAAGGCCAACGAAACGGTGCTGACCGAGGAAAGCCGGTCGCACCTGAGCCCGGATCAACTGTTTGATCTGGAAGGAGACATCGAAGTGGTGGTTCGCCTGCGGCGGCAACGCCTGCGCGAAATCGAGATGGCTCTCTAAGAGTTTGTGTTACTCCCGGGCACGGATGGTGCCCCAGTGGTGGTGCAAAGCGGTCCCCTGAACCTGTTCTGGCAGACCTGACGTTGACGGAAATCAAAAATTCACGACAGGGAGATCTTATGAACGCGAACGAAGCCTCAGCACTCCGCGAGGAGCGAGCCAAACTTTTTGCAGACATGCAGGCGCTGACCGACACCAGCGGCCTGAAGACGAAGGAAGACATCGCCAAGTGGGACGCGATGGATGTGGACCTCCGGGCTTTTACCGACCGGATCACGCGCATCGAGCGAACCGAAAAAACCAACGAGGAGCTGCGGGCCACCGGCGCGCCTCCGAACGGCCAACCGCAGAACCCTGGCGGCACCCGCGTCGATCCCAACGACGAGGCGGCGCAGAAGAAAGCGGCGGAGGAGTACTACCGCGCCTACTTCAATTATTTGAGGTACGGCGACGAGCGGCGCATGCGCGGCGGGCACCTCGTACGCGGCATCAGTGACCACGACCGGGACATCCTTTTTCGCAGCAGCAAACTGGTCCGCACGGCGCTCGACAAGGACGACCTCGACCTGATCAACCGGGAGCTTCGCTCGCTCGGAGCAGCCCGCGAAGTCCGCGACATGGGATCGGGCGGCCAGGGCGCGTATCCCGGCGCGACCACCGGCTTCTTCGTGCCGGTAGGATTCGTCGATCGCGTCACTGAGGCCATGAAGTACTACGGGCCGATGCTGCAGGTCGCGGATACCTTCGACACCGCCACCGGCCAGCCTCTGCCCTTCCCGACCGACAACGACACCACCATCATGGGCGAGCTGATCGCTGAAGGTATGCAGGTCACCACTCAGGACGTCACCCTCGGCCAGATCATTTTCGGGGCCTACAAGTTCTCCAGCAAACTCATCAAGGTCTCGATTGAGTTGCTGCAGGACTCGGCGTTCGATTTTGAGACTTACCTCACCAAGAAGTTCGGGATCCGGCTGGGCCGCATCCAGAACAACATGTACACCGTGGGCACCGGCGTCGCGCAGCCCAAGGGCATTGTCACAGCTTCGACCGCTGGACCGAATGCCATCGGCAGCGCGAACAACGACGGCACCACCGCAGGCGGGAACACCATCGGTTCGGACGATATGACCAACCTCGAGCACGCGGTCGATCCTCTCTACCGGCCTGGGGCGATTTACATGTTCCACGACACCGTGCTCAGCCAGCTCAAGAAGATCAAGGACAAGTACGGGCGGCCTCTGTGGGTGCCGAACGTCGCGGTGAAGGAACCCGACACCATCAACGGCTATCCGTACGCCATCAACAACGACATGGACATCCTGCAGACCACGGCCACCAGCCCGACTATCGCGCGAAAGACCGTCATTTTCGGGCAGGTGAAGATGTACATGATCCGGCGCGTCAAGGAGATGAGCGTCCTGCGCCTCGAAGAGCGCTTCGCGGATTACGGGCAGGTCGCTTTCCTCGCGTTCTATCGCGGCGACGGCAACCTGCTGGACGCGGGCACCCACCCGTGCGCGTATCTGGTCAACAACTTCTAACCACCACGCGGGCCCGGCAGCGGGCCCGCCTTTCTCATGCCCAGCATCATTTCGACGAGTCCCGATATTTACGGAGTGAGTCAGGTCCGGCAGGTCGCGGCCAACGCAACCATCGCGGTCGTTCCAGGCGTCGTGGTGCTCACCGCACCATCTCCAGTGACCTGCACTCTTCCGCTGCCACGGCCAGGAGCCGACGATGGCAAGACGCTGACGTTTGTTTCACAGAGTGCGGCGCAGCACGTCATCACTACCGCGCCCGGTGGATTCAACGGAGGCTACAGCAACTTCACGATGAACGGCTTCATCGGGAACTCGACCATCCTTACAGCGGTGCGCGGCGCGTGGTCGGTCGCGACAATCACCAAGACTCAGGCCCGATCCGGCGTGCTCAGCTAGAATGCCCGTCACTTCCACCAGCCCGGATATCTACGCAGGCCCGCAGGTGCAACTGATCTCGAATGGCGACACGGCCATTACCATCGCGCAGGGCTTGGCGCTCATCGCGGCCACTTCGGCGCTCAGCCTGACCCTCGCGTCCCCGCGCTATGGCGCAGACGACGGCAAGATGCTGACCATCACTTCGGCTGGCGATCTGGCGCATACCATTCACGCTGCGCCCGCCAGCATCAACCGGCTTTATCAAACCATCGCTCTGAACGGCTGGACGGGGAATTCCGTTACGCTCATCGCCTTCGAAGGCGGCTGGCTGCTGTTCACCTTCGGCAGCGCCACGGACGCGGGCACTGCAACCCTTTCGTAAAGCACTATGGGAACCATCACCTCCACTTCGCCGGACGTTTTCGCGGTAAGCCAAGTCGTCGAATACATCGCAAGCGGACCGCTGATCCAACAGGGCTTCGCGGCGCTCTCAGCCGCCTCCGCCATGTCGATGACGCTCGCGCTGCCCACCGCAGGGCAGGACGACGGCAAAACCCTGGCGATCGTGTCTCTGACG